AGAGCGTTCGCGAGTTACAGAGTCAGAATCAGGTGTGAATGCTTCAATAAGAGGGAGAGCGATATCAAGCAGTTGACGGAGAGACACATTATCGGGATCACGAAGAACTCCATCCGTTGTATCTCTACAAAGAGCTTGAAGTTCTAAAGGAGCATGCAAATATGCAAATAAACCAAGGGAAAACGGGTCGATATCAGTAGCGGGGGAAGTCGGGCTAATGAGTCGAATCCAATAATCCATAGAAGTATAAGCACAGTTTGAAGTCAGATCGGTGTAAACAGTGTTGAAATCAGCAGAGAATACGTTTTGTCTAAGAGCATCGCGAAAATTGGAATACAGCGCAAGGCTCTTATCTTTGAGGGGTTCGGGTACAGCGGAAGAAGTTGAAGTAGAATCAGAGAAATACTCTTTTACCTGAGAGACATATGTTCGGAGCATTTGTCCTTCAGTATCAGGGGGAATTTCAATAATTTCATCAGGCTTTGTTTCATTATCTTTAGGGTTCGAGATAATGGCATAAGTATTGATTTCTTCAAAATCAGCGTGGGAAACAACAGGGAACATGTTGGAGGCACGGGAGCCTCGTAGGATTCCACCACGATAACTATACTTTTCACGGCCATCATGATCGTTAACACGAGCATTGCGTTTCAAAGTTTTGACGTAATCTTCAGGGCCTAATTCTTCTAGAAGTCGAAGATTTTCAGCCGTTTCAGCAACAGTTCGTTTGGGTTGGGATTGTTGTTGTTTTCGATCTTTCGACCGAACATCAAGTTTAGAAGACAAAGGAGGGGCAAATTGCTTGGGACGTTCAGCAAGTTCAGCACATCTACAGGGGTCAGAAAAACATAATTTACAACGAGTGAGAGAAGCAATGACGCGGGAAACATCAAAATTCTTCACCAGAGATTGAGGATTGGCATACTTTTCAGCATTGATATATCTATCAACTACAGCGGAGACGATTTGGTAAAAAGTAACTTCACCAGTCGGGAGCATGTATTCTCCATTGTAGGATCTAATGGGATACGAATGTTGACATTGTGGATTGTGGTCAATCCATTTTGGCGTAAACGTATCCCAAGTGGGATCAATAGCATGACAAGAATAATACGTGGTAACGTCATCGGGACCAGACTCAAGAGAGAGTCCGGCCTTACGGTGAGGTCGAAGAAGA